GCAAAAACACCAACTTCTGCGACTAAAGGTGGTGTATTTTCTGTTGGATAATACAAAGCAAAAACTTTAATTGAGTCGTATCTATCATCTAAGTTTGTAACTTTACAATCAAAACCATCTGTAGATATTTCTCCTGCTGGACTTCCTGAATATGTTGTATAAGACTGACTATTAGAGTTAGATATATGATACATATTACTAAAAGGTGAAATTCCAGATTCTGCACCTGTATCAGTTTGATATTTATAACAATATTGATATACTCCTGCTCGCAAACTACCGCTAACCATTTGTGTAACAACAATTTGACTATGATTAGATTTTGGTATAATATCAAGCTCTTGTGGCTCCATTGTGTGTATATCTGGATCTTTTAAGCTTAAAGTTCTAAGAGGATTAATATTATCAGTCCAGTAAACTCTTGATATAGCTTCATTTTCTATAATACCCTCTACCCTACATTTTACTAGGGGATCCATATTTAAATTTGGAAATTGATTAACATTGCTTGGAGAATTAAATGCCACTCTCATATCAGTGCATTTTATAACCTCATTTTTATCATTAAAATCTAAAAGAAAAAATGCTGTTCTAAAATCTCCTGTAGCTGTTGATCCAAATGTTTCTCCGTAACCAATATATCCGCAAACAATTAAAAATAATTGATTTTTAAATGAAAAATGTCCTACAATATTAGCTGCTCCACGCATAAACACAGTGTTTCCACTTGAATCACCAACATCAAAAGGTTTTCCTCCTATATCTTGAAAGTATTTATTTGGGACAGAACTACTGCCGCCTCCATAACTATCTAAAAAATCTTTAGCTATATCATCTAAATCTACTACCTGTTTATTGCCATTTATATTTTCTATTGTAAAAGTTGTGCCTTCATTGTTGACAAGCTTTACATTCATAGCATCTCTGTATGATCCTTCTAACTGATATCTAGGATCTACATCACTAATAAGTCCTTTTGAAAAACCTGTTGCTTTACTTTTTTTTCCTGCCATTAGTAACTATTTAAACCATCATAAAGTGGTGGATTATGTGATGTAACTGGTACACGAGCATTCCATAACTTTCCAATTTTTAAAAGCTCTGCAGAATTAGGCATATTGTCATCACCTCTAACTTTAGCACATAATTGATACCATCTTCTTTCTAAATCTTTGACTATATATTGAGGAACTTCTCCAGCATAATATCCTACAGATTTATATTTCCACATTATATAAAAAGCTATTGCTTCTTCATGTCCTTGCAAAATCATAGGATATCCTTCTGATCCCAACGGCACAGCTAAATAGCTAACTACAATATCTTCACTTGTATAATCAGCAGAAAAATTAACTCTATTACCATTAATATAATATCTGTTTAATTGATCAGAAACTCTACTTTTAAACTTAGAACTTGTTGGTGTTAATATACTATCTCCAGCTCTAATACTTAAAAGTTTTACCATATTATCAGGTAATTTTATTTGTTTATTGTGTATTCTCTCTTTACCACCAGAAAAAAACTTTGTAATTTTTCCAACTCCATTTGTTTCTAATGTAATATTATTTCCTATATCTCCAGATCTTCCAGCTGATAATGTTATAAAACTATCACCAGTATTGTGTTCTACTAAAATACCTTTAACACCATAATAATAAGAGTTGTTTAATTTAGACACAAAATTTCCTAATGTTGTATTTAAGTTAACTCCAATACCAACTATATTATCATCATTATCAATAACATTAGCTATTGTTCTAAAAGTAAATCTTACATCATTTATTTTAATAAAAGATTTTTCAGCAGGATTTTCATCAAAATCAATTTTTGCTGTTGCTTTTGTTGGTAGAGCATTGTGATATGTTATTTCTTTTTCAAGAAATGTTTTATTACTACCTATATATTGTTCAGCTTCGAAAGCCCACTCAGCCCAAGTTTCTATATTATTGCTATAGTTAGATAAACCTAAATTACGTGCTACATTATTAAATACTCTATTTACTGGTACATGCATAATATATTATTTTAAACTGAAGCTATAAATACTTCTAATTGATGTCCTGCTACTCCTTTTACTTTTAGTGCAGTAGCATTGTCTAAGGTTGTTCCTCCGTTACCACCTTCTACCGTTGTTCCAGTATACATAATGCTAGTAGCTGGAGCTAAAGATGTATAAGCAGCATCTGAGTCTTCATCATCTAAACCTACCTGCAAAGCATCTGTACCATCTAAATTAGTTACTCGTATATATTTTACAGAAGCTCTTTTAAAAGTTCCTACTGATTCTCCTGATCCAAAAGTAGCTACTTCTGTTAAATTAGTATTCTCTAACTTCATAACTCTTTTTGATACATTAGCAATAGAAGTAAATGTATGCGTCATTGTTTGTGCAAAATCTCTTATGTCTGCTGTTACATCATGCCCAACACCCAAAGCTTCGGTAATTGTTACTGTGAGCGAGGCTGCGTTAATATCAGTATCTGCCATTTTATGTTGTTTTTAATTTATTAATTTCTTTTTTAAAATTGCCTAATGGCATAATTTTACATTTACTATATTTTTTTGGTCTTTTCCAAACTATTTTATAGTAATAATCATCTAATATAGGAACTTTATATTTTACAAGTTTGCCTTTTTTATTAGATTCATTTATATCTACTCGATAATGAAATGCTCTTTTGTGTTCTTTTTTATCTAAGTATACATATCCAAGATCACATGGTAAATGAATTAACTCATTTCTTAAAACGACATCTCTTATCAATATTTCAAAAAACCTAGATATAACCGCATAATAGGTTTTATAATCTAATTTCTTTGTTCTATATTTTTTTTGTCCCCTTAACCATTGTCCCTTTATACTAACAAGATTTTTTATATTATTATAAATATCTCTTGCTGTATCATATTTATCTTTGTACTTTTTGCTGTACAAGTTTTGCTGTGTCTGCATTATCTGATATTCTATCGTTTGGCACTGCTAATTGTGCTTGTAGCTCTTGTAATACACTTTGTGTTAGATCCTGTACTAAATATTGTGGTATTGGATATATATCGTCATCAGTCCAATTAGGTAACTCTGTTGGGTTTTGTAAACACACATTAGCGTATACTCTATATTGTATTGGATCTGTATAACTACCAACAGACTCTCTAAAAACACTTCTAAGCTGTTGTATAATCAAAATCTGTCCAGTTGGATTTGAATACATATCTGTATATGCTGCTGGTGACACTGCATTACTAAATCGATTAAATTTTTTGTTTATTACTTCATCTTTTGAAACAACAGGAACTCCTATAGGTGCATGATTTTGATTATTACTATATTGTCCATATTTTAAATATAATTCTTTAAAACCAAAATTATTATTGATATTTAAAAGCTGTGGATATTTTATTACAAGTCTACCATATTCATCATTATCTTCATATACATCAAAGTTATAAAAATCTCTGCCATAAAAATCTTCATTAAAAGTTACAGAACCTGTATAGTTAGATAAAGATATAGTTCTATCAGATAAAACTAAAAGTTCTGATGAACTTGCTGTGTTTGCGACTACATATGTTTCCCAATCAGTATCTTGCATAAAAAGATCCATGCTTTGTCTAGGATTAAAATTTTGAAAACATATACTAGGCAACTGTCTACCGCTTGCTGCTAATTGTCTTAACAGCTTTGCTCTATGATAGTGTACCCAAAATTTTACTTGCCTTGAACTTAAATCTTGTTCAGTATTGCTATTACCGCCATTGGCAATACTTTTAATATTATATACTATTTCATTTAATGTAGCCATACTACAAAAGTAATCTAAAATCTTCTATTAAACAACAATAGGCCTCACACCCCAAGATGATACAGCCTATTATTGCGCAGGGAGCAAAAAGCTCTTTATATCGATTTGCTTTGCTCTGCTTCAATTTGTTGAAACTCTACATTAGCTCCCTCAATATTTCCTGTCATTTTTCTTATTGCTATATCAATTATTTCTCTTTGATATATTTCTTTTAATGCATCATCTTGATTAGTTGCAAAACAATATTCATGACCTTTAAAAACTAAACAGTTAAATCGCCACTTCCCTGGATTTGTAGCAGCATTATTAATTACTGGTATTTGTGGAAAATAACCTACAAATATAGATGTTGCATCTTGTCTTACATAAGCAATAGGATGTTCTTCTGTAGCTTTGTTAAAAGGATCAGAGCTATAATTTCTTTCATAGTAATCTTTAAGACCTATTATTTTTGCTTGCTTTCCTTCACTAAAAGTTGTTGTATTATACGCTAGACTTACTTGTATAATATGAACATAATCACTTGGCAAACGAATTACACCAACTACCCAGTCAGTATTTGCGTTATTCATTTCTTCATAATACAAAAAAGAAGCTAATGCATCTCTAGAAACTTGCTCCTGTTCATAAAGTTGATAATGATTATTTATGTAAGAAGCTATAGCTTGATCTAAAAACATATTTTTTTCATCTTCTGTAAAATATGGTTGATCTGCTTTATCTAATAGCAAATCCATTAAATCATGAGCTTCTTGTAAATTCATTATTTACTTTCTTTTTCTGGTTCAACAATTTCTTCTACCACTTCTTCTACCACATTGCCTCGTAATTGATTTTTAAGTAATGCGTGTATATCAGCGTTATCTTTTACCCATAATACAGCTTGGTCTTCTGTTAAGCCAATAGTTGCTGTACCATACTTATACACTCCATTTACTCTTGCAAAAATATCTTTAGATAAACATTTTCTAATAAATATTTTTATTGGTGCATCCTTATCATCTAACGCATCTAGAAATCTATTTGGGTTGTCGCTAGCATATCCAATGATTTTAGCTTTACGTATATTATCATCCCAATCACCATGCAATCCAATTAAGTGACATAAATCTTCTATTTCTTTTTTGCTTAATGTAGCTGCTGCAGTTACAGCATCTGCTTTTGCTAAAGACATTTCAGCTGCGTTTCTTTCATTAGCTGATAAATCTTCTAAGACAAAATTACCCCCTTTTACTAATGGATGATCTTTAAGAAAATCAAATACTCTTTTATCATACTCATCATTTAAGTCTAATGCTACGATAGCACTAAACATTTCATATCCTGTAGATACTTCTCCGTCTAATGTTTTTAATGAGATCTTAGAACCTCCACGACCAGTATAAGTAGAAAACTTACAATAGTTAAACTTACCTGGGTTTTTTGCTTTTATTAAAACTGTGTGTTTCATTTTTATAGTTATTAAATTAATACTCCCTACTTTGGTGGTAATTTCTTACCCTTTTTTTCTTTGACAATCTTACCATTTTCTATCCATGTTTTATTGCCAGAGTGTGTATTCCATTTGAAGCCACTTTGTCCTCCAATAAAGAATCTTTCTTTTTTACTTTGTTTTTCCTCCCTAACCTTTTTTTTAAATCCTTCTGGATCTAAACTTTTTAAATACTGAACTAAATTCATACTGCAAATATAAGAATAATGGAAGGGACAAGCCCCTCCATTACTCAAATTGTTATTACGATGTAGTAAACGCTTGATCTACAGATCCAACAGCATGGAAATAGTAACTAGTTCCATCTGTAAATAAATCTACAAAATCACCTTGCTTAGATGCTGCCTCAACAATAATGTTTGATACAGCAGTACCAGCAGTTGAATTTGCTACGTTACCTTGTCCGTCATCGTTAACTCCGTCAAGAATAGCACTTCCAGCAGCGATAGTAATATCATTTGTTGGAGTATCTTCTTTAACAATGAATTTACAATTCCATCCAGCTTCTAAACTAGCAGCTACAGGTAATGTAATTTGATAAGCACCACTAG